TGATCACCGCGCCGATGACGGTGGTCAGCATACTGGTTCCGGCGAAGCCCTGGGTGGTGATGAAGGGGTTCATGCCCATCACGACCAGCACGAACACGCTGCCAAGGACATAGATTCTTCCGTATTGAACGGCGTAGGGCAGCGTCACGTCACTGCCGCCGAACAGCCGGACAAGCGTTGGCAGTGTCCCGTAGAACACTCCGGTCAGAACCACCGACAGAAGCAGCAGAACGGTAAAGCAGTTGGCAACGATCTTTTCGGCGGTGTCCCTGTCGCCCTTGCCCATGGCGATGGCCGCCCGGGGTGCGCCGACCCAAGCACGATGTCCCAGTCGCGTTCCTCCATGCCCTGAACGGCCATGTTACCGGACACCTGCGCGACACCGGTACGGACGGCCCGCAGGACAGCGGTTTCGATGGTGTCAACGTGTCCGGTTGGATAGATGACCTGCGTTTGCGTATCAACAATGCTGCTGACGGCCTCCTGTACGGCCTGTGTGTACGATGTCGCGCCGGACGCCACCTTGAAATGCGCGGTGTCCAGAGCTTTCAGCAGCCGCTGTTGGCTCGCGTGCGCGGTCGTGCGGGTGAAGTTGTGGACGGTGCCCGCCGTGCGCTGGTAGGTGTCCTCAAGCAGCCGGATCATGCTCTCAGACTGTGCAAGCTCAATGCCTGCAAGCCCGTGTTCGATGTAGAAATTGCTGTCGTAAGCAAGAGCTTTGACACCGGCGTCCTCGAAGACGCGCTTGATCTCTGCGTCCGTTGCCTTTGTCCAGCGCTTGATTTCCCGCTGTACGGCGTCCAGATGGCCGCCTGCGGCTTGATAAACCTCAAGCTGCCATTCATCCGAGGCGGTGAGAAAAACGCCCTCGCCGCGCCCTAACCGCGCCATAACACGCCGGATAAGGTCGCTGGTGATCCACACGTTCAGCTCGTCGATTTGTGGGTACAGGGTTTCGATGATGTCCAGAATCTGCTGAGGGGTCAGCATTTATGCCGCCTCCTATTCTGCGCCGAAAAGCTGGGCTTTCTCGATCTGCGCGGCGTCGGCCTCTGCGGTCATTGCCTTTGCTTCTTCCTCGCTCATGCCCTCGAACTTTACGAAGTACATCCACTTCGGGACCCAGCCCTGCATGACGTAGGCGCGCCACGAGGCTTTGTCCTCCTCATAGTTGTAGGTCACGTCGCCGAAATTGAAATTGACCTCATATTCGCCCAGCGGCGCGAGGTTATAGAGCGTGACCAGCGCGTCAGCACCTGCCAGCGCCTGTGTGATGGCGTCCTTGAGCGCGTCGCGGTCGGTCTTGATCGTCTGGATGGTGTCGCGGTCGTCGGCCTCGACCTGCGTTGCGGTAATCATGCCGGTCTGGCCGTCCAGCACAAACACGCCTTCGCTGAAGCCGCATTTGACACCGGCCATAGACAGGTCGAAGTTGATGTCCTTGATCCGCGCGTCGGTCAACAGCGTCGGCGCGTGCTCATGGATCGCATTGGTTTCCGTGTCGTTGAGGCCCACGCCAAGGCCCTTCACGAAACGTGGCAGCTCGACATTGCGGTTCTGCGCGTTCTGAATGAGCTGCTGCCCGACGAAGGTAATGTGCTTGCTGTCCTCGATCTCCGTATTCTTGCGGCTGACGGCAATGTCGATGGCCTTCAGCTCCGCAATGGCGTTGGCGAACACGGAAAGCCCCAGCGGGGACGACGGGTCAACGGTGTTCGCGCCGGGAACGCGATAGTAGCCAAACAGCGGCGTTTCAAGGTTGGTAATGGTAACTTCGGGGGTCAGATGCGCCCATGCGTCAACCTTGTCAAGCGCCACTTCCTCACCAAGGGTAACTTCGCCCTTCGTGCTGAGCCGGTTTTCAAACGCCTTGTTCGTGATCTTGTAGAGCTTGCCGCCCTCTGCGGTGCTGCCCTCGAAGCGGTGGTATTCGAGCCGTGTGAAATGGCGGCTGCCCTGCGCGGTATGCGCCGCGAAGATCGCACCGACGATTTCGCCGTTGTCGTCCTTTGCGGTAATGCCGAAGTTGCCCGGCAGGATGAAGTCCCATGTCTCGCCGTTCCACTTGAGCATGACGCCGCCCAGCCGCTCAGCTTCCGACACACGGTCGGGCAAGCGCTTGAGCAGGTCGTCGGCCAGTCCCTGCAAATAGTCGGCACGGGGCGAGCCGGAAATAGCAATACCAATGTCCAGCGTCACCAGCTTTGCGCGCGTGTCGCTGATGTGTTTTGCCATGTTGATAGTCCCGATTTCATCCTCGGCGTTCAGCCAAGGCGGCTTGCCGGTAGAAATGCGGTCCCAGTTTGTAAGGGCGCTGGACATTTCCGGCGAGGAAATGAGTTCAACGCCAAATGCTTTCGCAATATCGGTCCCGCTATGAATAAAAAGCATTTTGATCCTCCTTAGCAGGCGCGTAAAAAAATTCATTTCGTCACCGCCTTAAACTATCCATTTCAGTTCATTCCGCAGGGCGGTCCGGCAGAAATATCTGAGCTGGTCCATGCTGTGGTCGTTTTCCTTGATAACCGCGTCTTCAGCCTTTTCCTCGTCCCACGAGTAAGTTTCAAACTCCTCGAAGGTGCTTTTGCAGCTCTTGTGGAAATACAGGCACCCGGCGTTCAAGAACTTTGTAACGTCCTGAATGCCGTTCAAAACGTCGTTGTCGGCCTTTACAGCCATGTATTTACCGTATTTTTGTATCGTCTCAATCATGGACGACGCAGATGGGTCAATGATGATGTACTGGATCGGGTAGTCTCCAATCAGGTCGCACAGCATCTTGTAATACGCCTCGTTGTCCACGCGGTTGTTGCTGCCGCCCTTGTAGTACAGCTCCTTGACCATGATGGCCTTTTGTTCCGAGGGACTGTAATCGTACAGGCCAGCGGCAAACGGATTGACGGTGCCGTAGTCCACGGACACATAGTAGCGGTGCCGTGGGTTGAGCGCCGGGACCTTCGGAACGATATGCGCCGAGCGGTCAAACATGGGGTAGACAAGGCCCTCGGCCTTTACCCACAGGCCGAGAATATATCGACGATAAAAAACGCCGGTGTACATTCCCTCATATCTGGCCTTGATCTCCGGGGCAAGGCTCAGATTGTCGTTCATCGTGAAGTGCAGATACAGGATGTTCCGCTCTCGCGCTTTCTTGATCCATTCCACATAGAACCAGTGACCGGGGTTTTCGGGGTTGCAGTTGAACCAGAACTTAGAACCGGCCACGCTGCAACGGGCCATAGCCTGTTCCACGAAGGAACGGGGCATAAGGGCCACCTCGTCAAACAGCACGCCCGCAAGCGTGATGCCCTGCACCAGTGTGTAGCTTGATTCGTCCTTGCCGCCGAACATATAGTAGCTGTTGGTCACGCCGCCAGACGTGATAATCAGCTTGTTTTCACTGCGGCGTTCAGTGATTGAGAAAATGCCTTCAAGCCACTGCGGCATGAGGGTTATAACGTTGCGGCGCAAGCTCTCGATGGTCTTGCCGCATATAGCGAAGTTTTGATTGTTAAAGCGGCTCATGCTCCACAGGATAAAGCCGTCTGTCATGGAAACGGTCTTGCCGGAACGGATAGAGCCGTCACAGATGATGCCGTCACAATCCATGAACTGCGGCTTATTCCACCACGTCAGCGTCAGAAGCTGCCGCTTGCTGAAGTTCTGGTAAATCATCCGTGTTCACGTCCTCCTTTGTGGCATTCTGGATAGCTTCAAGCAGATTGTTGTCCTTTGCGCTGCCGCCCAAGCCGGTTTCACCGGTGATGTCCATATAGAGCTGGATCGCATAGGTGTTGCCCGCCTGCGCCGACCGCATAAGAGCGTCGGCCACAAGCATTTTTTGGGTCAACACCTCAGACGGGATGCCCAGCTTTTTCAGGCGGTTCTGCTTGCGCTTATCGGTAATCGGGAGGCCGGAATACAGCTCAAGAAGGTCAGCCATCATTTGCCGTTCACGGCGTTTCTCCTGACTGGCTTTACCACCAGCAGAGCGGATAGCGTGAGCCTCTTCTTCGCTGCGTTCGGTCAGAGGAATGAGGTTCTTGTCTTGTGGTCTGCTCACGCTTCACACCTCCTATCAGTGGTTTTTCCCCCTTCGTCACTTCGCTTTCTGATAGCTGTACTTGTAACCGAATTTCTGCTGATTGGCTTTCAGCCACTTAGAAACGGCGTCGTTGTAGTCCTTGCCGCTGAGCTGGGCGCTGTTGACCGCCTTTACAAAGCCGGAAGCGTTGAAATGCGTGCCCTTCGTAAAGGTGTACACGCCCGCATATCGCGCCGTATCGTCGCCGCGTCCGGTTTTGGTGCTGACGGCCACAATGCCGCGCCGGGTGCCAAGGGCGGTATTGATGACGTCCTCTTTGCTGAAGGTCGGCCAGCCGTCACGCGGGTGGTTGTGAATGGCAATTTCCTTGCCGTTGCCGGTCAGCCCTGAAATACTGCCCGCGTTGCCGTGGCGGTATTTCGTAGCGAAGCCCTGTTCATCCACGACCACGCCGTGTTCTTCCAGCGCGTCACCATGTGCGGCAACAAAGGCGCGTACCATGTCCTCATAGACACGGTTGGAGCCGATTTTGACATTCATGCGCGCGGGAAGGTCTGCGGTGGTTTCGTCCTTGCCGCTGCCGCCACCAGAGGACGGCCAGCCGCCGCTAAAACCGATACCGGAACCGCCGCCACGCCCGCCATGCTCTACGGGGAAGGTGATCTCCGTCCATGCGCTGATCCGCTGCTCAAGGGTCTTGCCGTCAATCTCAAAATGCAGGGCTTCGTCAAGGCTGTTGAAGGATGCAATGATCTTGCCGGTTGTCAGGCTGTACAGCTCAAGCGGATTGCGGAAAAGCACCACCTTGTCGGTCGCATAAACGCCGTTCAGACGCTTGAATTCATGCTTGAATCTGTCAAGCTGCATATTGTCTCACCTCTTTTTGGGTATAAAAATACCGCCAGCGGAAAGCCGCTGACGGTTGAAGTGCTTTGCTTTTTAGATGTCCGGGACTTCGGATTTCTTTTTACCTTTGGCCTTGTCCTGCTGATAGAAGGACTTCGGAAGTTCCTTGCTTGCATTGGGCGGTGTAATAACACGCCCCTTTGCGGGTTTACTGCCGCCCGTTTTCCTTGCGGGGCCGCTGGTCGTCTTTGCCATGTTCTGATAACCTCCTATTTGTCGCGCTTTTTGACGCATTTTTCGAGTAGTGCGGTCGGCTTCAAGTTGTCGATCCTGACAAGTTTGGTCGCGCCCTTGACCGCCTGATCCATATAGACGTGGATGTCAACATAGCGCCCGGTCTGCGGGTCCATGAAGACTGTGCCGCCCTTTTGCTGTTCGGCCATAAATACATGGCCGGACCTGCCGCCTTTCCATTGGACGCGAACGATTGCGCGGGCACCGTCGCCCCAGTTCGCCATTTGATCCGCCATTTTCTGAATGGTGTTTCGGGAAGGAAAGTCAACTGCTTTTGCGCCGTCCATGACTGCAAGCCAGCCGTTTTTGTCGTACATATACGGCAAGCGGTCGGTCCCGTCAAAGATACGGGGCAAAGCCTCAACATCATAGCCGCGCCGCTGCATTTCATAAGCGTAAATGCACCTTTGGCAATTCTGCTGCCACTCGCGGCCCTCTCTGTAATGCGGGTTGGCACCGGCGAGCGCTTCTTCAACGGTTTTCTGCTTTCCGTGAGGCCCTAAAAAGCCGGACCTTGAATAGCTGCCACCTCTACCACCCATTATAGCACATCCTCCTGTGAATTTCCTTCGTCCTGTGTAAACTTTTTACTCACGCGGCGCTTCAAACCGTCCTGAAACGTCAAAATCGGAATGATTTTATCGCCGCTGCATTCAGCCGGAATAGAGCCGTAAAACAGAATTTGCGCGGGCTGCAAGCGCTTCAACATTTCCTTGTAGCCAGCGAGGAACAGCGCGCGGGCGGTTGCGTTCATTTGCGTACCAACGCTTGATACCGCTACAGCACCGCCTACAGGCTCACCGTCAAAGCACCAGTCAAAACTGCTCTCGTCGCTCCATGAGATCGTCGGAATAACGGTGATTCCGTTACCCTGCCAATATGCACCGAGCCAATGCTTGCGATAATGATTCCAGATTTGAACTGCCTTCGGGAAATCGGTGTATGTGCTGAAATCCGGTGTAAAAACGCACTTGAACGCCCTCAACATATCGAGGTATGCGTCCGGATTTGTCCACAGCCGCGTAAATTGGTAGTCGTCAATGAAGAAATGCACGCCCTTGTGCTGCGGGTCCTTGCAGCTTTTCGCATAGTTAAAGCCGATAAAGCTA